AGAGCGAAATGAGCGTATTGCTGAAAGCGTGGAACAGATTACTAATAAGTTCCAAGAGCGTTTTGAGACAATCGAGTCAACAAATCATGATCTGCGGGGCCAAAACGACAAGCTTGTTGGAGCTTTGGAACGCGCAGAGCGGCTGATACATAGGTATGACGACCGTGAATATGCGTCTCGTCGTACTGTCGGCCACCCTGATCGTGAAGGAATCCTTGAAGACGTCCGTTCCGGGCGTGTGAAAGGAAAAGACGGAATTAATCGTTTAGCGAAGCGAAGAGACTTGCGGGGTGAGGAACCCGGTGGAGTCAATGAGCGAGTGAGACGGTCCATGAGCCGGGGGCGTGAATTCGCTCCGCAACATGAAACATTAACTGAATCTAACAATAGTCAACAAGGCAATATTGCAGACTTAGCAGAGTTTGGATTGCATGTTGACGATATTCTCCCCCTGAGCCGTGGCAAACAGGGGTTATAAGCAAGATAAGGAGTTTATTATGTCAAGCTTGCTGGAAGCCCGTGACATGCTATCCGTTCGTGCAGATGGTAGTCCCATGACTAACAAGAATTTTGTTAGTCAACTCGTGACTAAATGGGGTCGTTTACTAGAAGGTATCGAAGATGAATTGCCTAGCTTTTCACCTTCAGGTCAAGGCGACTACCTTAAAGCCATGACCGCGTTTATGCTTGAATCTCAAATGAATCATCTTCGGTCGTTATCTGAAGAGACTCGTGCGCTTCAAGTTGGTCCTTTTATGAAGTTTGTCTTCCCTGTTATCCGCAGGGCGGCTGTGAGACTGGTTGCTACCAGTATCGCTTCAGTTCAACCAATGGTCGGACCAGTTGGGGGTGTTGCTTTCTACCGTCCTCGCTATACCGATAACAAAGGCCAAGTTGTTGCCGGTTCTGAAATCAACACAACCTTCAACAAATGGTATTCATCTGACTTTGTTGATGGTGAAATGTTTGCTACTGGCGACGGTGTAACCACTAACTTCACGCCAACATTGCAATGGCGTCCAATAACAGCGGCGTCTGTCAGTATTCGCTCTGGAACTCCAACCGGAACATTGCTTGCAACAGCCAATGGTGCTGGCGGTGTCATTCACCCAGCCGGTGCTGTTATCGGAACCATCAACTACACGACAGGGGCTGCAACCTTTACATTTGCTGCCGCTCCCGCCGCTGCTACTCAGTTGTTCCTTGTTTATCGTTACAATAACGAAGCTAATTCTCAGATTCCTCAGATTCAGTTGGATATTGAGTTAAAAGAGATTCGCGCCGAATCCCGTAAGCTCAAAACTCTTGCATCTGTCGAGGCAAGCGACGACCTTCGCGCTCTTTGGGGCCGCGATATTGACGCTGACCTTGTGGCAACAATGGCCGATGAGCTTACAAGCGAAATCGACCGTGAAATCCTTGGAACAGCGTTTAATGCTGTCGAGCCTGAAGCAAGGGTTACTTGGGATCGTGCGACACCAAGCGGAATTTCTGATCCTGAACACCTTCGTTCGCTTGCCATTCAAATGTCTCGCGCTTCTCAGTTTATTCATCGTCGGACTCAACGTGGCCGCGCAAACTGGGCTGTTACTTCTTCTGAAGTTGCTGCTTTGCTTGAAACAATGCAGAGCTTCCAGGCAGTAGACCCAGGGCATACCTATCAAGGTGGTGTTGGTCGCGCAGGAGTTTTGAATCGTCAGTGGATGATTTATATTGATCCTCAGTTCCCCGCTGATAAGATCCTTATGGGTTATCAAGGCTCGTCGATCTTGGATACCGGATTGATCTATTCGCCATACATTCCTATGGAAATTACTCCGGCGTTTATTGATCCTAATGACTTCACCATCCGCAGAGCAGTGCGTACTCGTCATAAAGTGACCCTGACTCGCCCCGAATTCTTTGCTATGGTTGACATTAACAATCTCACAAACTGATTCGGTGTTTAGTAACTAGACGAAAAAAGGAGGCGTAGCGGCAATCGTCGTTGCGCCTTTTTTAATAGAGGGTAGAAATATGATGAGACAACCCTTACAACTGGTTGAATCTGCTGATAGAGATATGCGAAGGCGACAGCGGGCGGTAATAATGGACCCTGAAAACCGTCGTCTGCGGATTAAAAAACAAAGAGAGATGGACCGTCTCATGGGCCGTCACCGGAGCATCAAGGACTTGGGGTTAAATCTTCGAGCTAACGCAATATTGAGTGCTGCTAACATTGACACCATTGGGGAACTGGTTGCGAAAAGCAGTGGGGAGTTGCTAAAGCTGAGACAAATGGGTGAGTTTACTCTTAACACAGTCAAGGAGAGATTGGCTAAGTTTGGGTTGTCCATACGTGAAGGTGTTGAAGAAAACGACGACTTGAATGAAGCTACAGGGATACGTGGTTTAACGCCGTTATTGCAGGCGCGTCAACAGTTGGTGTCTATGCAAGGGTATCTAACAGACGTTGGCGACAAGAAGAAGCTATCTGCTGTAAATAAGGCACTGATGTGCGTATCCAGAGCAATAAGAGTACTGCGGTTGGGGGGATAAGATATGGCTAAAAATACCGAGGAAGTTAAAGCTTATGTTTTGCGCAAGCTAGGCTTAGGTATTGTTGACGTTGAGCTAACTCCAGACCACCTTAATGATATGATTGATGATACTAACCGCTGGTATGCTTTTCGTGCGGGACAAAAAGACTTTCTCCGTATAACAGGAGACCCACAAACTCAACGTTATATACTCCCACCGCATGTGTTAGAAGTGTTAAGTATACGGATACAATCAACTGGGTTGGGGTCGTCTGCTCTCGGTACTGACGACTTTTCTTATGCCTATTCGTTTATGTTCGGTTCCTGGTATTCTGGGAGTCAATATGGAGGATCGAGCTTAGGTTCTAATTATACAATGTCACCATACCCTTATTCCGACCTAGTTCAAAGGCTACAATTCCTTGAAACTATCGGGAGAATTTGGGGGGGTGACCCTGAATGGGAATGGCGACCAACAACAAAAGAGCTGTTTATTGCACCGTCTTCGCAAGTTACAGGAGTAGTTTTAGTAGAAGTTTTTACAAGTCTTATTCGATCAGAATTACTCGACCCTGAAGGGGAGGACTTTTATCTTCGATGGGCGTTGGCCGAAGCAATGGAGACACTTGGTAACATCCGTACAAAACACGATTCGTTTCCTACTGTTGGTGGTGATAGGGGGATGAACGGTGACGCTTTGCTTGCCGAGGCTAGGGAAAGAAAAGAAAAATTAGATCTTCAAGTTTTGGATAGAATTAGAAGTACCCCGATAATTATAGGTTGAGTTATTGTGAGACGGCTATATTTGAAATTATTAGAAGATCAACGCTTTAAGCAGGAGACCGGCAAAAAGTTTCCTTCTTTGATGTCATTACCTATTGTTAAGAAAAGCGTCAAAGACCCGTTTTCTTTGGTTCATTTCTCCTCTCTTCCAAATAAATTGGGTATCAATCCTAATAGTGGGTTTAATACTCCTATGGGTGTTTACTCATATATCTTGACACCCGCTGTTTATAAAGACATCACTCAAGACCGCCGATCAGAATTGTCGGAATTTGGTACGGATAGGGCATACATACATCTATCGTCAGTTAAGCCTAAGTATCGAAAGAATATTGTGGTTATCAACACGAAAGGCGTCGGAAAGGGCTACACCAAGAAGAGGTACTGGAAGGATCTTAGAGCATTAGCTAAGGTGGCTCTGGAGGGAAAGGTAATTCGTCGTCATATTGGTGTTGAGCGTAAAGTTAAAGCTGTCGCCGAACGAATGGATTACTTGAGTGCGGGTTCTTTCATTCGTAGCTGGTTTGGAAAGCTTTGGTATATAACTAAAAAACTATCTGTCAACATAACTAATTGGTCTAAGATCCTTAGATCTATTGGTATTTATGGGGTTTTTGATTATGGGGCTGGATTGATACATACCTCTGAAATGCAACAGGCTGTGTTACTCAGGGGCGACTTGATTAATAGAATAGGATCAGGCGTTAATCCTTTGTTTGCACCGTCAAGCAGCCTAACAGATATAAGGGGTTTTAATTCTTTCTTAAAAGAACTTATCCGCGTGGTAAATCATAATAATAAGAGATTAAAGAGACAAGATTTTAAGCTATACCACGAAATAGACCCTGCTAATGCTAGTCTTTCCCCCCATGGGTTGAGGGACCAAATATTAGTCCAATCACTTAATCCTAAGAGGAATCTGTTCACGGTAGATATATCTGTAGAAAAAGTTCATAAAAAGGATGTATTGCTATCTTTAATCTACAAATCTGCCACAGGAATTATTGGAAATAAAGAAACAATATGGGCCAAGAGTTATCAACAAATGACCCGAAAATTGTATAAATTTATCAGGCCGTTTATTGACCAAGGTATTGAGTTTGTGACCAAGCAACATGCTGTCATTGACTTCATGAATCTAGCCGAGAAGAGGGCAAGAAAACTCCTCATAACTGGAGGTGGGGGTGGAAGTGTTTCGTGGGATTCTGGCGGTAAAAACCTTTCTTATTTGAATGTTGAGCTTGCAGGTCTCAATATTATTGTTGAATTCACCATAAAGCGCGTAGGGTCGAATATAAGGATGAGCTATACAGCTAAAAAGAACAAGTCCCACTTCGGTAAGGTTCAGAAGGATCTGAACCCTATTTCAGATATAGTAACATCGCTTTTGCGGGATAATATGCCAGACAATATTGATTTAGAATCAGGGTATAAGGAAGCTGTTAATGTCTTCATCGGCGGTTTTAAGAAGTTTTTACGCGAATTACCGACTGATCAAGGGTATCCGATGGGCATAGGGACGGTTCAACCAGAAATTGAATAGTTACTAGGCATTGTGATACACTAATGTTATAAAGTTTATACAGGAGAATTACTATGAGCCAACCACATGTAGGTATCTTTCGCGGCGGATCTTTCATGCAATTTGAAGATCTGATGGCCCTAACCGAAGAACCAGTTCTTATCTTTGAGAGTTTTGATGATCTTATGGAAGGCGACCCTTTTGATATTTACAAAGGGAATAAAGATGCCGTGGCCGCTGCCCTTAAAGGTGACTTGGATGGATACCTTGTTGCATTAGGTATGGACTCCGAGAGGTTAAAGCGGTGGGATACTGCCTTCATGAGAGGCCAAATGCAAAATGTTGCTGATTTTGCTAAGGCTGATAACAAAGAAGGTATCGCGGCACCATCCA